TCGAAAGTGTAATGATCGGACGTGAAGATAAAAATTCCGCTGATGCAAAAGTGGTTCTAAATTTTACCAGCGCTCAATCTCATATCGTGCTTGATTTCACACTTGTTCGCATTGAAGGGGCGTGGCGAATTCAAAATATCATTGATGAAACTCAAGATGCGGATACGCTTAAAATATTTCATTATGGCGTTGCGCTTGAGGAGGCGCATCCGGAGTAGTTACTTGATATTTTTAGACCGATATATTTTATAGCTTGGTTGATTTATTCGGTATCCATGGCCACCCCACATGTCTCTTTGAACATAATCGGATAACCATTGCGAACCGGTAAACATAGTTATGTGACCGGATGGATTGCCTCCTGGATAATTTTGAATAACTGCAATATCGCCGGTTTGTGGCTCGTAACTATCCGGCGACACAACTTCAAATCCTCTATTTAGTAAATACGGGCCATAATCTTCTGCATCCAAAGGATGCGGATTTATATTAATTCCGCCAACGGCAATAGCCTCTCTCACAAATGTTGCACATTGTTCGCCTGGTTTAAGGTTACCATCAACATGATCCATTAATTGCTGAGCCGCTGCGTCCGCATTAAATGTCAGAGCATCTGCACTCTCTGTGTTGTCGGATGTATCACTAACGTCCATTACACCATCCATGGGCTGGGTATAGCCCGTCGCCATTTTTCGTGCCCAGCGTGTATAGCGTGAACATGGCTCAGGTGATGCGGATGGGATTCTGGTGCGCTTTCTTGATCGCTTCGAGGGCGGTCATCGGCTTGTCCTCGGCGGCGACGCCGTCGCCCTCCTTGCCGACCGCTTTCAGCACGCCTTTCGCGGGCCGGGGTTGCGCCTTCAAGTCCTCATAGGCTTTTTTCAGCGCCTCGAGATCGGCCTGGATTTTTTTCAAGGCGCCGGACTCCGCTTTCATCTGCGCCATGTTGTCGGTACTGCATACCGCGCCCAGCCGGCAGGCCTGATCGTGCATCGCCTGAATGGTTTCCTGATCGCTGGCGCTGTTGCGGCGGCCTTCCTTGGCGAGGGCGTCGGCGCGGCCTGTTTCCGAACGCGGGGCGAGGTCGGTGGTATCGCCGTCCTCGACCTTGTAGAGATCGATCAGCGCTTCGGGGTTGGCGGGGCGGTCGACCAGGCTGACCTCGGTGAGGTCGAGGCCGGTGATGATCTTCTTGTTGAGCGGATCGCGCGCCGTCGCCCGCCCGCCGATGGAAAAGCCCTTGTAGACTTTGGCCTTGACCTTGTTCCAGGCGTTGTCGTCGACGACATGCGCGGTGAGGGAAAGGCCCTTCTCGTCGACCTCGGCATCGAGGGTGATGCCGACGGCGGAGTTCTGGTGCATCTCGCGGATGTTGCCGAACTTCAGATAGTCCGGCAGCGCGGCGCAGATCGCCTGCTTGCTGACGATCTCGCCCTGGCTGTCCATCGCCTCGGTCGAGGCGTAGCCGTGCACCAGGCGCTGGTCCTCGTCGATTTTCAAAATGTCGGCATAGAGTTTCATGGTAAATCCTTTTAGGGGTCGGAAGGAAGAGGCAGAGGAAGAGGAAGAGTGCAATTCATGTCCCCTCTCCCTCTGGGAGAGGGGATAAATCTAATTTCTATAATTGAACGCGGTCGGCGAGATGGAGAACGCGAAACACACCACCCGCGCCAGCCAATCGTCGTAATCGTCGGTCAGCGCCGGGAAGTGATTACTGGCATTGCAGCTTTAGGGGCACTATAAGGGGAGACACTCCGGCTTCATCAATGCGAGTTTTACGTACTGCTTCTTCTCTTCCGGCGTGAACCGTTTGTAGATTTCGGTGCGTTCTTTTTTAGCCATTGGCGAGTCGACTTTTTCGCAATGCCAACGATCCCAAACCTCGCCGGTCCACGGGTTTACCGCATAGGCACCTGCGCCATCAAAGTCACTGAATAAAAAGAATGGAATATCGTTATTTGGCGTCAAATCGGCGCGCCAGTAACGGGATTTATATTTATCAAATTGCGCGTGGCTCAAAGTTTTTAATGGCTTACAGCAAGATGTTTCTATCACTAGCCTTACAGCCGTATCCGCATCGATTTTGTAAGCAGGGTTTTCATCTGCGTAAGCGTTGAAGCTTAGCAGTGTAATCAAAAATATCGTTAACCCTTTTATTGGCATTGCGGCTTTACCGCTGCCAGAAGATCGTATTGCTTCATCTCCTCCTGTGTGAAGCGCTTACGGATTTTTGTTTGCAATGAAAGTGAAGCAGACGTGCTTATTTTCTTGCATGTCCAAAGATCCCAGACGTCACCTGTCCAAGGATTGACACTCCAATAATCAAACGCACCTCGGGCATCAGCATGGGAGAAAGAATAAAAAGGTGGCCCATCAAATGTAATTCCATCATATGAAATCTGGTCAGGAACTTGACTTGCCCCAGCATCAGCCGCTATCAGTAACCGTAGCGCCATTTTCTGATTTATTTTATATGGTATTTTCGTAACGTAGGCTTCAGCCCCACTCAGCGGCAGAATAAACAGCGTCACAATCACGAAGTACTTTAAACAAGACATGTTATTGTCCATCCGAGGTGATAAAGCATATCGGCTTGCAGCAAATAGCATAACGACTTGTCAGACGAAACATTCGCAAGCTTGCCTGCAGTATCTAAAGCATCTGACCAGAGGCCGAGGTTTTGTTGAGCATGATATTTTGTCAGAATGGCGCTTGAATTTAGCGGGTCGTTTTTTAAATAATCATCTACTAGCCTCAAAGCTTTAGTTGGATCGTCCACAGTTAGACTGCTGGCAAGATCGAGATTTTTTACGGTAGATTGGGGCATTTGTTTTCCTAAGCTAATTCGGGATCTTTGAGACTGCCACTAGGCCCCCCTGCCTTACAGCCGTATCCGCATCGATTTTGTAAGCAGGGTTTTCATCTGCGTAAGCGTTGAAGCTTAGCAGTGTAAGAAAAAACACTATCAGTCTATTCAGATTCATCGCGCTCACTTGGACCGCTTTGGAAGCTTTCTGATTATTTTTGCAAGATCAGAAATATACTGAGAATCATCTGGACCGCCAATCCCAAATTCTAATCTTTATTTTCTCTTTCGCTGGGTGGATCACCATAGCAGTCAGGCATTAAGGCAGTAAGGTATTTATATTTTTTCATTTCTTCTGCCGTGAAGCGCTGGCGAATCTCAACCTGTGCCTTGCGTGCGCGTTTGTTACTAAATTTCTCGCAAGACCAGATATTCCACACGTCACCCGTCCAAGGATTTACTGCCCAAACGTCAATAAAATCGTTTGTTTGTTCGTTGACCCAGAAAAACTTATCGCTATTTGGATCGTTCTTAGTGACATTTTTTAATGTGTCCCCAGTCTTTGCCGGATCCCTTATCATCTCAACTAATTTAAGCGCCGCATTCGCATCCAGCTTAAAAGGAATAGATGTTTGCGGAGTATCCGCATAAGCAGTCGTTGTAACAAGAAAGCAGACCATGAAATATATGATAGATTTCATTTTTTCGATCTTATTCTTTTGATAATTGGAGCCAGTTTATGGGCAGTACCGGCGATACCGGACGCATACCCCGGAACATCGTTGCCATACTTATCTGTTCCGAATTTTGAGTCTTCGTCATCCTGTAAGAGTTTGGCAAACGCTTGTGGGTCTGTAACTCCTCGCACAATATCGCCATAAGCTTCTTCGAACGAATCCATACTATCCTCAAGACTGTTATATCCGGCCACCATAGTATCGCTATCTGAAGCTTTAATAGAGAAGGTTGATAAGGGCTGAGGTGCATGCATGCCAAACAAATTATTGCCATCCACTGCGAAATGACTATGCCCCCAAGTCGATTCAACGCCCATAAGTGCCAGTATATTTTCTACAGGAACATTAAGATTATCAGCTATTTGTTGGGCTTTGGTCAAGATGGGGCTAACAAAATTTTCTTTAAAATTAGGATCATTATCTGAAGCATTATCCTCTATAGCCCACCCTAATTCTTTCGCAGTGTGGCCGGTCTGTGCCTGTGTATCGGTGTTATAGCTCACAGGCCGGATGTCATCCCCGCTGTCATCCCCGCTGTCATCACCATTGTCACCGTCATCTTCATCGTCGCCGTCATCGCCGGCTATCCATTGTCCGCCGGTGCTGCCGGAAGCGCCCGCAGGGGCGCGCGGCTGGCCGACATTGAAGTTCCACTTCTTCAGCTTCTGCGAGTCATCGCCGGGCAGCGGCGATACGCCGGGCAGTTCCACCACCGGCGCGGCGCCGCCGGGAACGGCGGCGAGGCCCAGGGAAGCGCGCACCTCGTCGATGGTCTTGATGCCGGCGGCGACGTAGATCTGGTCGATCTGCGCCTGTTGCAAGGGATCCTGCGCCGCTTCCGCCACCCACGCGAATTCAAGATCGGGCGCGGCGAAATCCTCGCCCAGCAGGCGGTCGATGCAATCCTTGACCCAGCGCATCAGCGGCGCCAGACCCTCCGCATCGGCCGTGTCCTGCGAGGTTTGCGCCGTGGCGCGGTTGACCTGCTTGACGAACGCGGTCGGCGAGATGGAGAACGCGAAACACACCACCCGCGCCAGTGACGTCGTCGTAATCGTCGGTCAGCGCCGACGAGCGCGTAGGTTGAACTTACTGTCTCGCAGCTAATTAATTCGAGACCCTATTGGTCAAGACAATCAGGCTTCATCAATGCGAGTTTTACATACTGCTTCTTCTCTTCCGACGTGAACCGCTTATAGATGTTCTCGCGTTCTTTTTTGGCTAAAGGCCCATCGATTTTCTCGCATTCCCATCTATCCCAGACATCGCCGGTCCACGGGTTTACCGCATAGGCTGTGGCAGCATCGAAGTTGACGAACATAAAAAAAGGGACATTGTCATTCGGCGCCAAATCGTCGCCCCAGTAATGAACTTTATATTTGTTGAATTGCGCCTGACTCAAGGTTTTTACGGCGTTACCGCAGCAGGATGATTCCATGATCAGCCTTAAAGCCGTATCCGCATCGATTTTATAGGCAGGATTTTCATCTGCGTAAGCGTTGAAGCTTAGCATCGTAAGAAAAAACACTATCAGTCTTTTCAAATTCATCACGCTCACTTAGACCGCTTTGGAAGCTTTCTGATTATTTTTGCAAGATCAGAAATATATTGAGAATCATCTGTACCGCCAATCCCAAATTTATAGACATTATGCATGATCGTCGCAAACTCTAACGGATCCTTGACGCCATAAATTGTAGGTAGGTCGTTGGTCGTGTTTTCCATGTCTTTTTTATCAATATAACTTATTAACCCCCTCCCACTATCCGCATAGCTATTAAAGTAAGCAACGGAAACATCTGGGTCTCCATCGGCCGGCTCGCAGCTTATAGCAAATTGGTTCGGGCAGTGCAGGCTAAAAAAATTATTTCCGTCCTGGACGAAATTATGTTCTGGCTTCGTGCTGTTACCTTGATTCCAAAAAGATTCCTTGGCCGAAAGACCGAGAATGTTTTCTGTTGTCGTATCTAACGCGGCGGCTATTGCTGCCGCATCGTCATAATACTTGTCCACGAAATCCTGCTTACTCAGTTTACCGGAAATATCCGTTGCCGATGATTGTGCCGCCACATCGATAAGCTGCGCATCCCCGCTGTCATCACCATTGTCACCGTCATCTTCATCGTCGCCGTCGTCGCCGGCTATCCATTGTCCGCCGGTGCTGCCGGAAGCGCCGGCAGGGGCGCGCGGCTGGCCGACATTGAAGTCCCATTTCTTCAGCTTCTGCGAGTCATCGCCGGGCAGCTGCGATAAACCGGGTAGTTCCACCACCGGCGCGGCGCCACCGGGAACCGCGGCGAGGCCCAGGGAAGCGCGCACCTCGTCGATGGTCTTGATGCCGGCGGCGACGTAGATCTGGTCGATCTGCGCCTGTTGCAAGGGATTCTGCGCCGCTTCCGCCACCCACGCGAATTCCAGATCGGGCGCGGCGAAATCCTCCCCCAGCAGGCGATCGATGCAGTCCTTCACCCAGCGCATCAGCGGCGCCAGGCCCTCCGCATCTGCCGTGTCCTGCGAGGTTTGCGCGGTGGCGCGGTTGACCTGCTTGACGAACGCGGTCGGCGAGATGGAGAACGCGAAACACACCACCCGCGCCAGCCAATCGTCGTAATCGTCGGTCAGCGCCGGCGGCCGCGTCGGCTGGTAGCTGAGGCCGCCCGGCACGAATTTGGAGCGCCGCTTTGCCGCGCCGTTCCCGGCGGTGAGGCTGTCCCAATACTCCTGAAACTCCCGGATCTGCGCCGGGGTCCAATCCTGCGGCACGCCGATCAACGCCTCGGGCGTATTGCCCTCCGTGTAATAGGCAAGCTGGGTCATCTGCCGGCGCAGCGCGATGTTGACGGTCATCACGATCTGCTCGACCGGCGAATAGCCGTAGAGGCGGTGCGAGCGCGGATTGCGCGGCAGGTAGAGCAGCTCGGCGGCGGTGTAATCGACGGCGGGCAGGCCCTTCAAAATCTGCTGATAGGCGGGATCGGGCGGCAGCGGCGTGCGCCCGGTATCGTCGATCAGGCGCTTGATCGTCGCGCCGTCGATAATCTCGAAGGCGTAGGGCGCGCCGCCGAGGGTCTTGCGCCGGTAGAGCGCCGGGGCGTCGATGACCAGCAGATCCTCCAGCAGCATGCGCAGCCAGTCCGCCCAGCCGTGCTGGCGGTCGGGGAAACGGAAAAAGTTTTCCAGCAGGGCGAGGCGCGGATCGGACGCGGCGGCGCCGGGAATGCGCGGCTGGATTTTCCAGGCGAGGCGCGCGATCTGGTCCTTGCGCGTTTCGATCATCAGCCGCAGCAAATCGTAGCTGTCGGCCAGGCCGCGCAATTCGGCAAAGCCGATCGCCTCGCGCACGCGCGGCTGCTGGTTGAGGTTGATGCCGACCGGATAATCGAACTGGCGGCCTGCGGCCTGCGGCGCCTGGGGGATCAGCGGCTGGCCGGGGCCGAACCAGCCCCCCTGTCCAAAAGATGAGGGCGCGACGCCGCTCAACGCATAGCGCATGCCCTGCGCGACGCGCGTGACGAAACCGGGCTCAAGCGGCGTCAGCCGCCCTTGGGTGATATCGGGCATGGTTGGTCCTTTATGTAATCGACTTCATATAATCGATGAGTCCGGTCGTGCCGGCGTTCAGCATCAGCTCGGAGAGGCCCCAGACCAGCGCGTCGAGGCGGTCGGGCGAAGTGCCCATCGACACGCGGTCGAAAGCGGCGCTGAAATTGCGCATCTGCTCTTCGAGCGTATGCAGCACGCCGACATGGTGCACGCGCCCCTGCTCGTAAAGGGCGGAGATCGGCTCGGCGCGCGTGACCTTACCGCGGCTGGCATGCACCAGCTTGATCCGCGCGTCGGGCTCGACGACGCGGATGGTGTGCGCCACCATTTCCCCGCCGTTGTTGGCTTCGGCGACGATCGCATCGGCCTTGTGCTCATGATAGAGGGCGACGGCGCGGCGCGCCCACTCGTCGGGCCGGTAACGCCCGGAGCGGTCGTCGAGCACATAGGCGTGCTCTCCGAGGCGTCCCTGCGCGGTGATGCCGGTCTCGTCCGCGTTTTCCCCACTTGAAACCGCAGGATCGACGGCGATGACCACGCGCGACAAGGCGGGCGCGACGGAAACGCGCGCGGCATCGATGACGGCGAGCGTCCACAACGCGCCGGGCGTATCCTCCAGCAGCTCGGCATTCAGTTCCTGGCGACCGAGACGGGTTCCTTCGTATTTTCCGATAATGGTTGAGAGGAAGTTCGGCGCCAGGTTAGCGTGATTGTCATAGGTCGATC